CCTTCTTGACGCGGATCTTTTGAAGCATCGCCTTCTTTTTTGCTGCCGTCGCCGCATCGGCCTGCTTCTGAGCCTCTGCGGCCGTGGCTTCTTTCTGCTTCTTGCGGATGGCTGCTTTGCTTTTCTTGACTGCAATCGATGTTTGCTTGTTCTTGGCCTGTTGCTTGGCCTGCTTGATGGCGGCCTTGGCCTGCTTGATTGCAATCTGGGCCTTCACGGCCTGCAGCTCTCCCTTCGGGCCCTGCTTGAGAGCGCCACCCATTGAGAACGGCTTTCTCGGGATGCCGTCTTCTTTTGCGCAGTTGTTGCCCGTCTTGAACCCGCCTGCCCCCGTGCCGCAGCCAGCGCTCGGCCCCATCTTCGCTGGCCTGCCCGGTCGCAATTTTGCCTTCTTGTTCCGCTTCGGCGCTCGAGGAGCCCCCATCCGCCCGCGAGTCTCAGTGCCATTCTCGCGCTCGAGTCTGGCAGCCTTTACTTCGCTCCATGTCCAGCCTGGGTCGCCGCCCCAGAGCATCCAGGCCGTGTACCCAGGAGTCTCCTTGCCTCGATCTCCCCAGCCCGGGCGGCGATCTACTTTGTGCCGCCTGAACCACGCCCGCATTTCGCGAACATGCGATTCCGTGAGGTTCTCTCTGGCGGCGATTCTCTTAGCGCGAGCGACGGTTTCTGGCTTCAATCCATCGCCTGACCTGCCCTGCTCGTGAAGCTCCAGTCCGCGGCGGGCCGCGGCGGCCATGCCGGCTGACGGGCGAAGGTTGACTTCTGAGCGAAGCTCGATTTCAAGATCGAGGCTGCGAGATGACTTCGGATGGCCTCCCGGAAGCAGGTCATTGTCCGTGACGTACTTAGAGTCGTGCGGCCTGCCGTTGCGAAGCAGGTATAGATACGCGTTGACTCTTGCCATTGCCCACTGGGCGCGAGTGACGTTTGGGCGATGGCTCGTCGAATATGCACCAGAACCTCGCCGATAGACGGCGAGAAGCTGGCCGAGAGAGGCGTGCGTCCATCTCGGGCGTCCTGCCATCGAGTCGTTGTGATCCTTGACCTTCGTCTCGAGCGCTTTGCGAGTCGCTTCCGAGACATCAACGCTGCCCGATGCGTTTTTGGCCGACCCAGGCGCATTTTGATCGCTGCCCTTGATCCGATCCTTCTCGGGAGCGGGGGTTGACTGCGATTTGTCGCCCGCCGCTCTTTGATTAACGCTGAAGTCCATTCGCCGCTGCTCCTAGGGCGAGGGCCTTGAGCTTGGCGATGACTGCCGCCGTGTCTACGCTGCGCGGGGTCGGCTTCTCAGTCTCGCGCTGCTGCTCGACGGCGACTGGTTCGCTTCTGGGTGCCATGTCTTCCTGGGGGGCATCTTCCTTGCCAATTGAAGCCAGAGGCTCTTCAACCTTTAGCTTCTCCTCTGGGATAATCCAAAGCCGGCAGATGCCCTTCTCCTCGATAGAACCCTCGACGATGTCGCAGTTGCCCTCTTCATTCCAGAAAACGCAGTTCGAGCAGATCATGCCTTGATCGGCGAACATGCTTCGTTTCATGTAGCACGCGCCGCCGGGTCCGCCCTGAGGCCACTGACCGTCTTCTTCAGCAATTCTCTCGAGCGACTCGTAGAGGTCGTAGTTGGCTGCGGAAAGGCTTCCGGCAGTGGGCTCGTCCATGTCCTCGTCGCGACTCTCTTCGGGTGTGTTGCTCTGTAGTGTGTCTGAGACTGGAATTTCAATGACGGCCTCCGTGGCCGCCTCGTGACGACGTTGAACCCACTTCTGGCCAGAGTCGCCGCCCGCAAGTTGCCACTCGATCCAGGCTGGCGAGCCCGTCCAGCTCGAGTTTTTCGCTGCGGCGCAGCGTTCGTGGATCTCGTTGAGCAGGCCAACCTCCTCCATGGTCACGATTTCTCTGTTCGCGATGCGTTCGGCGACAGAAATCAGAGAGGAATCCACGCTGCCATGCTTGTCGGAGAGCTTCAGTCCGCGCTTTGCGGCGTTCGCCATCGTTTGATTGGGGCGATTTGCCTCGCCGAGGGCCATTTCGTACGCCCGTCGGCTCACGACAACGCTTGACGAGCCGTACGCAGGCCGAACGACCGGGCCAACGTCGTCGAGCAGGCCAACGGAGCGGATTTCCCGCCGGCGCATGCCCTTCGGATCCGTAGACCACGAGTCACCGCCGTCTCGCTTGACCGCGAAGGCGAACGACGAGCCGACCACATAGCCTCCGCGAACCAATTCGACGACATCTCGGGCGTCTTGGGTGTTCGGTGGCGTGATTTCGTATCGCAAACCGTACGCGTCGGTCGTCAACTTGAGGGAATCGTTGGACGACCGGCCGAGTAGCACGTTTTTGTCGTGATTGAACACGCCAACAACGTCCGGCTTCTCGGAAAGCACCTCGTCAAAGGCGTTTGGATGAATCGTTTCGACAAAACCACCGAGATTGCGGCTCTCGGAGTTGAACACGGCGGCGTAGCCGACGATTACTGGCTTCTTTTCGCCGGTCTTTTCACAGCCGCAGCGGTACTCAATGGCCGTCTGAGACGGAGTGATGCGTCGTTCGATGTCAAAAGTGCTCATTTTGCTACTCCGTCTTGTTGGCGAGGTAGTTGTCCACGCCAATTTGCTCAAGAACCTTCTGGATAGCCTCGATGTTTGCCATCGAGTCCTCGCTGCCACGAAGCAGCTTTGTGAAAATCTTCGCCGTAATGGCGTCTCCGACAGCCGTGCAGGTCATGAACCCGCTTCTTTCGACGCCGGCGGCGGCTTCATCGCCTTCGTAGTTCGACGCGAGGATGCCCTCGAAGTCATGCCGCGGCCATTCCGTTACGTCGTGGTCGAGATTTGGCGAAGCGTCGAAGAATTCCAGGCGAGCGAGGAGCATTTGTGCGTGCATGAACTCCTCGTCGGCGTATTCGCCCCACGTTTTGCCGAGCGCGGGGTATCCCCAACGGGTGAAATGCTCCGACTGAGCCCTGTACGCCTCGCCCTGCGACAAATGCAGCTTCAAAGACGCCTGCAGGATGTCAACTACGCCTTCAAGTGGTGCTGGCATCGGTGTTCTGATGCTGCTCGCACCAGTTCTCCATCACGGTTTCGTACTTCAGGCCGCTGCGATGACAATTCAGCAGCAATTCCCGCGTTTTATTCATCCAAGATACCACGAAATCATCGATTTGTCGGCCGGTAGCCTCTGCGGCATCGCGCAGTTCGATGCGCATCTTGCGCTCGTGCGACTCAAGCCACGCTGCGAGCTTCTGTGGTTTGTTTCGCCGCTCAATGATTCCCTCGGCCTCGAGGTTTGCGAGCTTGCGGAGCGTCGTGTTGAACACAACCTCCCGCGCCACCTGATCCGTGGCGGGCGATGACTGCTCGTCTTGGGGCGTCGGTTCTTCGGCGGGAGGCGGCTCCGGGGCTACCTCGGGAGCTGGGACGCCCGGAGCAGGGGGCTCGACCGTAAACGAATCGAGCAGCGCCATGTTGACCTGCACGAACCGCTTGTCGCCGTTGTCGATGGGGTTGAGTCCTGCGCTCTCTCGGATCTCGTTCACCGAAAGCACGCCGAGCATCCAGAGTTCTTTGTAGTAAGCGGCACGGCCAGCATTGTCGCCACGCATGAGGCCGCGAACGTCGAATTCGGCGAAGTACGTTTCGTCGTCGAGGATGAGGTCTCGGCGGATGCACGCCTCCCACCGACGCAGCCACGGAACAAGGCTGAACGTGACAAAGTCCAACCCCTGCTGCTCGACCGAGCTGTACGAGCTTTTCGTCAGGTCGCCGATCATGTAGGCCGGCACTCGGAAACTTCTTGCAATCTCCTCGACCTGATAACGGCGAGTCTCGATGAGCTGCGCCGCGTCGTTGTTCGTGGAGATTTCCTTGGCGTGAATGCCGTGCGGAAGGACTGCCGTGCGGCTCGACCTGTCGGGGCCTCGGTGCATCTCCTCCCAGGTCTGCCTGAGTCTCTGGGCCGTCTCGGGCTTGAGCGGCTGATCGCTCTCGAGGACGATGCCCGGCCTAGCGCCATTTCCGAAGTACGCGCCGCTATGTAGTTCTGTAGCCCTCGCGAGAGCGATGGCGTCTTTTGACAGGTTGGTGGGGATGTATCCGGTCACGCCGTCCTGCGTCAGCCAGCGAACGTGAAAGATCTGATCTTGCGCGTACGGAGTGGGGGTGGTCGAGTTGGGCTCTGTGTAGTTGTATCGAAGCCGCCCGTTCTTCAGTCTTTCGACCTTCATTCGTGACGGGTGCATCGGCCACAGCTCCGTCACCGAGCCGTACTGGCCTGGGCGGATTTCGGCGTATGCATTGCCCCACAGGAGCAGCCATGACTGCATGAGTTCGCGGAACTCGAAGCCAGTCATCCAGCCGTTCGGCTGATCGGCCAGGATTGTGTGCAGCGGCACGCCGGCTGCAATCGTCTTGCCGCCAGAATCCAGCCTGCGGTACAGGTTCAGCGGCAGCGCGGCGACCGACTCGGCGATCACCCGGACACACGCCAGAACGGCGCTGCACTGCAGCGAAGTCTCTGGTGAGATGGTGATGCCGGCGGCGGTCTTTCTGGACTCTGAGAGCTCCTCAAAAGCGCGAATTGCGCTGCTGCGGAGCTCAATCATTTCCTCGACTGCGGCATCTTCCACTAGATCACCAAGATGTCGGGTTCAGCGGATTGGCCAACGACCTCGCCGCTCGAGATAGAGAGGGCCATGATTGCGGCGACGATGCCGTCGATTCGACCAACATCGTGAGAAGACTTTTTGACTGGTTTGATGAGTCCTTCGTCATTTGTCTTGATCTGCACGTTGCTGGCCTGCCACGAGAGAACTGGGTTTCCAGCGTGCCGGATCCTGCCCGAAAGGACTAAGTTCTCCAACAACCTTGTCGAAGAATTCATCGACCCGTACCCCTGTCCGAAGGGGTGAACCGTCTGCCCTTCAGCCGTAAGCTGAGTCATCAGGTGGACAGCATTCCAGCGGTCCACGGCAATTCCCTTAACCCAATTCCTGCCGCAGAAGTCGAGAATGTAATCACGAACTGCATCAAAATCCGTCAGATCGCCTTCTGTTAGTTTAACAAAACCAGCCTTCGCCCATTCGCCATACGGGACTCTGTCCTCTTTGGCGCGCTTGTCTGCGTTCTCTTCCGGTATCCAGAACATCGCGTGAATGTCGAAGCTGCCGTCCTGGTCCGGCCATATCGCCACGAACGCCGTCGTGTCGTAGGTGCTGGCGAGGTCTAGGCCGCAGTAGCACGGCCGCCCATTTGCAGGCCGTAGCGGCGCATCGCACGCCTCCCAGGCGCCGTGCCTCAACCACTTCGAGCTCGAAGTCACCCACTGGTTTAAGTGGAGCGTTCTGAAAACCACTTCGTCGCTCGGCGAGTCTTTGGCCCTGGCGGCCATTTGATGAAAATACTCAGGCTTGATTGTCACGCCGAAGTTCGGGTTTGCGATGCGCCATGTCTCTTCGGCGAACGGGTCCGCATCTGGCTCGGCAGCAAAGATGCATGGCAGGAAAGTGTCATCCGTGATGATGCCATCTCGAATCTTGACTGCCCGCTCCCAGTCCTTGAAGCAGGGGCCGAGCCTGTCCGAGCCGGCCGTCGTGATGAAGAGTGTTAGCGGCTGCGAGCGTGCGCCGACTGCGGTTTCCAGCACATCAACCAGCTCTCGATTGGCTTGAACGTGGTATTCGTCGACGGCGATGAAGCTCGGGTTGTAGCCGTGCTTGGTAGCCGCCTCTGCGGAAATCGTCTTCATTACGCTGTTTGTCTCGGGCACCACGATGCTGTTGCGGTAAATCTTCGCCTTTCGCATCAGCGTGGGGCACGACTCGACGAGCTGCTTGGCTGCGTCGTGGAGCAGGGCGGCCTGCTGGCGATCGCCGGCTGCGATGATGCACTCGGCCCCAGCCGGCTCGTCGCAGAAGAGCATGTAAAGGCCAACGGCTGCCGCAAGCTGAGTCTTGCCGTTCTTGCGCGGAAGGGCGAGAAGGCTTGTCCGGTACTGCCGCTTGCCGTCAGGCCGCTTCGTATTGAAGAGCTTGTCGAGGTATTCGTCCTGCCATGGCGACAAGACAAACGGCATCCCGGCAAAATCGCCACGGGAATGCTTCAGGAGGGATATGAAATCCCTGATGTCAACTTCACCCGCGCTTGGCAAGGAGGGCATCCATTGGGTCTGCCGTCTTGCCTTGGCGTTCGATCACGGCCATCCCCAGACGAGTCCTGTCTGCGGGTGTGAATCCGAGCACGGACTCGAGTTGCCGGAGTTGTTCATGGCAGGCGGCAGACTGGGCAAAGAACGGCGACGGCTTTGCAGACTTCTCTTCGCCCCCGCGGCCCACTTTCGACGAGAAGTGGATCGCCTCTTTGGCGAGTTCTTCTTCTGCCGAGTACCACCTGTCGAGGGTCATTGCGTATCGCAGAACGCAGTGCTTGTCCGTCTTCGTCAGCACGCCCATGCCATCAAGACTGTGGCAGGCTTCGCGGAAGAATTCCGCGGCCCGAGGGCGGGCGAAAGCCGGCGGCTCGGGAAGCTGGTCGTAGAACTCGCCCAACTCCTCGCGATGGTCGGCCCGCCAGGAGCCCTTCATCGCGAGAACGTGCTTCGGCTGTGGTGGCGGGCCTCTTCGCATTGACATTGCTCCTACTATCTGTAGGATACAGGACAACACAACCCCGTGTCGGGTCATGCCGAAAACCGGGGGAGTTTTCTCGAGCGCAAAAGCAGGCTCAAAATGGTTGCGGGTTTTTCGGTCCAGGGACATTTTTTCCCAAACCTGTGACATCACGCGGGGCGT